CTTGTCTTTACAACAATTTCCTGTTGCTTAAACCTCCATTTATCATTCCTTATAAAGTATTTACGAAAGTTTCAGACAACTATGGATCTTGTTATCTAAAATATGGCTTAATATCAGAATCTGCAACATTTTGCACATCCGAAAACACTGAGTCACAATCATTAACGTATTTTTCCCTAGATAATGGTTGTGATTATTTATCCGACGTTTAATATGTAGTAGTTTATTCAGTGTTACCATTTGATTCACATTGTTTTGATGTCTTAAAGACTTCCTACCAGTTACTATATTCATCAAAATCAACTATGTCCTGGTCAATGTGTTATAAAACGAAATCATCATTCATCTAAATAATTTTCAATATATGATTTCGTATGAAATTGATGTGCGAATATTCATTTGCAACATCTTTTAACTGCCTTGTAACACGCTTAACATCTTCAATTCTTATTAAAATGTCATCTTCTTTTTTCATCAAAGATGATGCAACATCAATTAGTGCTCCCAAAGCAGGTGACCGCATCCCGACGGTTTTTGATAAAAGTGGTAATATTTTTTGTTTAGCCCATTAGAATCCTTTGAACGAATAAGAGCCATGCTCAGGATTATAATCCGTTTCATGTGGAATACCCTCCTTATTCGCTTTTGAATTGCAATCATTAAATATAGAATAGGCTAATGGTGAAGTTAATTTTGGTCTAAAATATAAATTGGCTGATATTATGCCATTAAGTGAATATTTAGAATCCAAACCAGTGTTAACTCCTACGAATGGTCTATGTATAATAACAAATTCAACAATCTCACTATCTAATTCATTAGGGGGTCTTAAACCCACTCCAGATGCCCAGCTAGATGTATCAACAGTGTAAGCTACTTAATTGTTTACAACTGCTGATGTTAGTCTAACTTATCTGTTATTATTTTTAGAAAGTTGAGATATTTACATAAGATCATTAACTGTTATTGATCCATTACCCATATTACCAAGAGTGATGGATCCTTTATATATAACACCATTTTATTATATGGCTGGTCCTTCCAAGTTTAGATCTGCTCTAGCTGCAAAAACAAATCCAGATTACGAGAAATATGTTGCATCTCCTCCATATACAGTATGCATAGTTGGACTATATGCTGTAGATGAAAATCTACTAAAATCAATTGTCTCGGAATCAGTAGCTGCATGCTATAGAACAAACCCTGACATTCGCCATCCAGAAGGATTCTTATATGCAGATAATACTGGACAATGAAATATCACAAGATAAGGTTTTGAACCAATATCCGTCAAACCACTAGCTGAATCATAAGCTTTATCAAAATGAACATTGTGTTTAAACGTTGCAGTTGGGTTTGGCGATATATTCATACCTGCCACATATGGTGTCTAAATCTAACCAGGAAAATGTTTAGCTAGCTAAAATGTATCCCATGCAGATAAAATTTAATCACCTGTTGGTTATAACATCCTAGTATTCCTCCCTTCTTAGTGCATTTAAGCATATTTTTCCATTTTCTATATTCTCTTCTTTCTAAACTGGGAGTTATCCGAGCTAATCATTCCTTAAGTCTGAAAAGATGGTTATGATTTATTTACTATTACCATGTTGCGTATTTTATTTTATTTATTTTATTTTTAACCATGGTTTTATTTTTAAGTAGATTGCTTTTTATTCTATTAATTTTACATATCTGTTTATATATATATTCTAATATTATTAATTTTTTAAGCAACCTACTACGGTTAAGTACCTCTAAGGTATAAGATATTTTGGTCTTATATGGATAGTAGATCTACTATGTCAATGCCTAATTTTTCGTTGGTCATATCTTCCATCATATATCCTATACTATCATCTTTTAGAGCATACTTAACCCATATTGAGTTATCAATTTGTTCTTAATCCATACGATACCCCTTTAATTTTTAACACTGCAAATCTACCATATCTTCTACTAAATGAGAAATTTTTTCTGATTAAAGTCCTTACAATATGGCCTATCTGTGTATATATGGATTTTATAACAATTCTTTATTATTTTTCATATAAAATTATTTTTATGTTAGAATTTTATATAAATCCCTACTATATGTGAGCTGGCTCAATGATCCATCCGGGGTATAAAAAATCTTTGAACAAAAGTCTATGTCGTAAAATTTTCCTATGTTACATGTTTTAAGACACTAACCAAGACCTATACCTGTCTAATCATCTTTAGTTCTTGAAGTCAAGTTCATAATAGAATTAACTAATTGATCCTTAATAGACGGATGACAAAACATGACAACATCATCACCGGAAGCCATAACAAACATTTTCCCATTGTTTCTTTAAAGTCCACATACATGAGCATAATAATATGTATAACAAAGAGACCTTAAGGTATTGCCTAGTGTAGTCCTAGTTGACAACCCTGAGAAAGTGGTACCATGTACTTCAGTATAAACATAATTAAGCCAGGGTTAATCATCTCTAATGTGATCCTATTAAAATAATTTTACAATATGTTTCGGCCATGGTTGTCCATTTACTCCAGGCAATCTAGTAAAAACAACATTAACCGTATCTAGTAACGATTTCATTAGATTTTCCACTACTGTATCATTATCATTTATTAATTAAGAATTAATATCATTACCCAAAATTCTTTCGATTAGTGGTCGAACCATCATCCAAAATTAGTTATCAACATACTATTACAAGATCTCATATTGTGATGAGTCAAAAGCAGATCCATCCATTGATATACTAACCCAGTCTTCTTCGATATTGTTCTAAATTAATTATATTTGTTATTTCTTATTCAATCCTTATACAAATCCCGGACAGGCTTGTTTAATCAAATCCCAAAAAGCACTTTATATCGCAGCCATAATGCCTACCCTATGTTTGCTAGGATTCATAACAGCTCTAGGTCTAGATTCCTGATCCATTAAATATCCTGATCTGACATTAAATTCAGAATCGGATACATATACTTCACCACTTTTAACCATGAGTATGCTAGACCCCTTATAATCTTGTGGAGTAGTAGCTTATAATTAATTAAAGATATTTGTTCTATACATATGCTATTTTTATTACGACCAATTGTCTTTATTAGTATAAGCTAGCAAATCAAAATGATCCAAAAATTTTAAGTCCAACTTAAATATATTTCTAACTAAATCTTTTATAAATCCATAAGCGAAATATTTAAATTAATTAACATGATTTGGATCATAAAGAACTCTACCGGACAATTATCTGCAAAGTGCAGATATACTATTTTACAATATCCGGCTACTCCATTCAAACTCCTAGACACTTTAACCTTCTTTGATTATACTCCATCCAGATTATGTGAATTATTTTAATGTTTAAGTATCTGAATAGTAAGGTTGTAAACCGTCTTTGGTTTCAATGACTGGACACGGGTAATTCTACATCCATTCTTCCATTAATGCCACTTATTATAAGTGACTAACATCATCTATTATGACATATTGACATGGATTGCGAAGTATATTGAAATCAGGCCTCTTAGCAAACTAATAATTCTGTAATGCAAAAGTTTTAACTTTGTCCTATTATTTCTCTAATTTTGATCTCTTCTTTAATTTATCTGATTTATCAATGTATGTTTTAAGCAATTTTTATATCTATTACTTATCAGATCGATCTATTTGTTAAAAATCAATGTCATTTACGAATTTATTTGTATTAATACCCGCTAAACACATGTCCATTTATTGATGGTTTGTACAACTACGAATTGTAGAATGTCTGGGTTTATTCCAAAGGAATTTATCCCAGAACATGTCCCACTTTCCAGCATTAACATCTTAAACACAAGAATATGTACGATGTTTTGAATTCAAGAAACGAATTGTATGGGAATTAGTTTGTATATATTACATTCCTTCATTATGTTCAACCATTCCAAATATAGTATGTCTAATCTACATTTCAATGGCTTGCAAATCATACATATCATTTTTAATATAAAACTGTGACATCATCTTCTAAAAATCAGCATTAGTCATTTAAGTCTCTTTGAAGAATTTGGTACCTGCTTGTACTGATGTTAGGTTTTGCAAATCACTATCAAAACAACTCATAATATATGCAGATTGTATCGATTTATAAGTAACATATGGTCTAAAACATAAATCAATGGTCTCAATTTAAGACAATTTACGACTATCACCAAAGACTGTGACCCAACCTAAGTTTAGCTCCATTTATGGATTGCAAAAATGAACAAGTTTCCGAACTTCAGTTTAACCCTAAGAAGCCTTATCGATCCTAACTTATCCATGACCATCTCCCAGATACGAAATTTGGAATGATCCTTCTCCACACGGCATCTAATATTTACCTGGGGTTGGAAAGAAATTATTGCCAACAGTTCTAATAATAGCTTCTTAATTTCTTATTCCACCTAATATATAATTATCATTATTTGTAGATAATAAATATTAGTGTATGCCATCTGTATCAAGGAGGTTAACCTATTATTATATTGATTTCTAAAACTCTCCATACATGACATTATTACAATTACCTAATACCACCGGCTTACCGATTGTTATTTATGAATGTATCTCAATCTGGTATTTAGTAATGTTGCTGAGATCAACAGTGGCTCCATATTGCTCAACCCACTTTTATTGCAATTGATCCAAAATTTGTTTTAGTTATACATTATTAATATCTTAATTCAAAATGTCTAAAACCTGTTATCTCATTGTATTGTATAACGCAATACCTCCATTAGATAAATCAATATTGTACGATTTTTTGCAGTTCTTTATAAGTTATTTTTCTTATTCATACTAATCTTCAATACAACTGTTTATCGTCTTCACATCATCCACACTAGGTCCATAATATTGCACATTTCCAGATTTAATATCATCTATCTTCATTTAAATCTCGTGCTCCAAATCAGAAAAAATTTACTATGATACATTCCAATTATCTTTAAATTTATCAAAATGTATCTTAGAAAATGCATTTTGAATATCAAAATTAAAATTATCATATAACATCTTTCCAATTTTATGGTCATCCTAGGCTATTACAATAATATGTCTTTAATTGGATTAACTGATTACAAGATCGACTGTATTTTATATTTATTATCGATATAACATGTTAAAGCAGTTATCTAATCCAGGCGATCCACTTAGTGAATGAATGCTATATTACATCATATCTTTGCTTATGTCCATACCTTATGTTGCAACATAATCAGCCATCTATCTGGGCATTCTACCAATTAAATTCATATTGACTTATTTCAAACCAGCCTCCATTTTAAAAACGCATGTTTCTTTATTAGAATAAGATCTATCTTAAAGCCCAGATATCTGAGCAACATACATTTTTAGCAGCAAATTGCGATTTTATGGCATGGCTCCATTAAATATCATTTTAGGATTAGAATTTTGTATAGAAACCTTACTTTATTATACACCTCTTAATGAAATTGATTAATATTTGCCAACTTATTTATATTGTGGTTTCATTTGTGGTGTTTATTCTTTATGGAAAAATGACCGAGATTTTTCCAAAAATGAAAAACATTGTACCTAGTATTGTGACTAAGGTACAATCCTACTTAGACATACCATTCCATCCTTCATAATCTAAAAGCATACAGAAGCCACAAACTAGTCCGAAGAACAATTCTGTGGTAAATCATAATACAATTAGTAATCAGGACTATAGTACCATATTATATCTTTAAGATTTTCTCGATATCTAAAAATAGAATCTTGAGAATATCCTTTTGAAAGAACAAACTTTATATTTCCAGATCTTAATTTTATTATTTTATTTGTCCTTATTTTAGGTACCGCTTTAGCAAGCTCTAACGAATCGAGAACTGATTTCATTTATCTTTTCGATCTTATAACATTAACTGGATGATTATAAATAATTTATGATTCCGAATAATGGAATAACTTACAATTTTATTCCCATTCAACA